AACTATGTTGAATGGATTGCCAATCGCCGCATGAAAGCGATTGGTATCAAACCAATGTATGATCAACCGTTGAGAAATAATCCTTTGCCTTGGACAGAGCATTGGTTAAATAGCAGGGGTCAGCAGAATGCACCCCAAGAAACTGAAATTGAATCTTATGTAGTTGGAGGTATTAAGCAAGATGTCAAATCAGATTCCTTCGCAGGGTTCTCCTTATGAGGAAGATCCCAAAAATAAGTATGATGAAGCATTCGATGATCTTGTAGATCAATTACAAGACATGGGCATCGGTATCGGTGCAGCTGCTTTTCCTCCTGCTAATTGGGAGGATGTTGATGAAGAAAGTGTCACTTATGAAGAATTAAATGATCTATACTCTCAATCTCCTGAAGATATTGCCGATGAAGTTGAAGAGTGGAATGAGTTATTAGATATTGCTAATGAACCAGATCCTGGTGTTGAGATGGCAAACATGCTTTGGGAAGCAGAGAGAAAAAAATCTCAGTTTCCTAAAGGGAGGGGATTTTCAATGAAGATGTCTTCTACCGAAGACTGGTTAAAGAAAAACAAAAGGGTATCGGAGTGAACTACATTTATCATTAATTCATGATATAAATATAGACGTAGCGTGAGCTACAACTTATACGTTCATCTTATGTTCAGTATCTTACTGGCATTCACCCTTGCCCATCATGATGACGGCAATCCTTATGGATGGCACATGAGTTGTGAAAGGTTCCTACAGAGAAGAGTTGAAATTCTTATGGATGACAACTTAGATCGACGTTCTAAATATAACCTTATCGGTTATCTTAGAACAAAGGTTGACGGGGAGTGCAATCAGATGCTAATATGAGACGCAAGTAAGTCGCGGAACGGAGCGTTCATCCCATGTTTGAGTTACTACTCTATTCCAGTATTTCATGTGAGGGTGCTATCGAGATCATCGATCGTCTCAATTCACATGAGCATATGGAAGCAGCAATCAGGACAGAACTTATTGAAGTGATTCAAGAAGCAACTCCTGACTGTCCATGGGACGCAAACGACTGAAGGAACGGGTAACGGATCCTCCGAAAGGAGAGAAGGTTAATCACCCTATTATTTCAGGAGTCTATTATGAACACCTTAAACCTTATTAAAAAGCAGATTGAAAAAGCTGCTGCATTGCACGACGCACAAATTTATCACACTGCTTATCGTGGTGTTGAGTATGATACACGTTGTGTTGATAGCAAGGAGTCTCACGGTACTTATTGCTATCGTGGTCGCATCTACACCAAGTGATCGCCATGCTTACACTACAAGTAGTCGGACTAACGTCCATAGCATGTGTGGCATTTCTTGGTATGATCTATGGGGAACTTCTTCTATTACAGAGGGGGTAGAGTAGATGCTAAAGATCAGACTGGAGTATGATCTTCCAGATTTTGATCCTCAGAAACACGATCCCGATAAAACCTTTGCATTTTTGACTTATCGTGGTGTGCATTACGCCAAATGGGTTAATTTAAAATTCAGAGACGGAAAAGATTGGAAGATATCATCTTGATTTCCACATAAAGGACCCATTAGGGTCCTTTTTTGCTATACTAAATAATGAAAAATAGCAAAGGAGAAGTCATGAAACTCTTTCTGGACTGCTCTGACCCCGAGCTTATTGCTCATGCATATGAGACTGGATTAATCGATGGAGTTACAACAAATCCCAGTCTAATGCTCAAAGCGGGTGAAGACCCAAAGCATATTCTTAAGGAAATCTCATCAATTTTTCCTTGGAATTCATCAGTGTCTGCTGAAGTCGTAGGAGACACTGCAGAAGAAATGCTCGATATGGCACAAGACTATATTGAGATCGGACCAAACATTACAATCAAAGTTCCATGTACACCAGAAGGTCTCAAGGCATGTAGAGATCTGGCAGATGATGATATCGCTGTTAATGTAACACTGGTGTTCGATACTGCCCAAGCAATTCTTGCATCTAAGGCAGGTGCCACATATGTATCACCATTCGTTGGTCGTGTATTCGATCAATCGTTTGATGGTATTGCAGTTATAGAGGAGATTGCAGATGTATTTGCAACACACAATGCCAAGACCCAAGTTCTTGCTGCTTCCGTTAGGGAAGTTCATCAGGTATCCGCTGCATTTAGAGTGGGCGCTGATATTTGTACTCTGCCTATTACAGTATTTTACAAGATGTACAAACACATTCTTACCGATAAAGGGTTAGAATTATTTGATCGAGACTGGAAGGAACTGAACAAATGCCTCGGGGAATAATGAAAAAATGTGATCTGGAAGCCAAGGTATACAAATTAAAAACTGAATTGTATGATGGATCCCGCTCAGATAAGAGCGGGGATTGGCATGATGGTGCTCATGAAATGCTGAGCAAAATGTTAGATTTTTTACAGGAGTGGAGAGGATGAACAAAGACATACTCAAAGTTCTGATTAAAGATTTGGAACGAGCTGTTTCTGAATTGAAGTCCGAAGTTTATTCGGACACTTCCTCTTATCGTATAGATAGAGAAAGTGTTACTAGTTACATTGACCAACAAGACGACGACGGAACTCCCGACTGACTATGAGAACCCCTGGATTTTTAACGGACACCCTTTTTTATCTGAGGACATTAACGACTATTTCGGTTTTGTCTATTGCATTACAAACACATGCACTGGTAAAAGATACATCGGCAGAAAATACTTTCACCAACTACGAAAACCTAGAGGTGGAGGTAGGAGAGTTAAAAGTGAGAGCGACTGGAAAAAATACTACGGTAGTTCTGCTGAACTTACTGAAGAACGTAAGAGGTTCGGGAATCATGCCTATAAACGGGACATTTTGAGCCTACATAAAACAAAGGGTCTTACAAATTTTGAAGAGACCCGACAACTTTTTCTCAATAATGTACTTACGGAGGCTATGGAAGATGGGACGCCTGCATTTTACAACTCAAACATCCTTGGTAGGTACATGCGTAAGGATTACTTCAAACCTGACCCTTGACACGCACTGAGCGGTCTGTTATAATTACAAGGTAGTCAAGAGGAGTTCTCCAATGAACGCAGATTTCTACGACCATTCAAATGAATCTATTGAAGATGTAATGTTCGATATTTTTATCGATCAGTTGCATCATTTTGCTGCGCTTGAAGAGAACTCCGAAGATACTACCGCTTGGGTCAGTAGCTCAGCGGATAGAGCAACTGCCTTCTAAGCAGTTGGTCACAGGTTCAAATCCTGTCTGACTCGTTGCCCTTCTAGGGCATAGGTCCATTGCTAGAAAACATATGACTACAGCACAAAAGTTCTCGTCTCATATTGAAGTTCTTTATGAGGCAATTGATCGTAAAGTAGTTCTTGACTCCGAGTATCCTATCATTTATAATCAGGTACTGAAATTCTACGAGGAGAAAGGCGTCGATTTCTATGGTGATGTAGATGAGGATTATGATATCCTCTTAACTAAACTTGAACAGGACCTTTTTTATTATGAGCAAAGTTGAAGTTCTTCTAGAACGTTATCCTTATCGTTATGTCCAGTCTGGGACGATCGATCTAAACGGTCGTCCTGACTATCGAATTCAAAAGTTTGATGAATGGACAAAGCGATACAAAGACATGTATCTCCTAGACAATTCAATTCAATTGGATTATGCTATGGAGGACTTTGAATACACGAAATGGTTAGACCCTGATCGTGTCCCATGTTACGTTAAAGACCGTGTTAAACCATGAATGTATACCAAAATGCTGTTGATGCTCTCAAAGAGTGTGTCAAACAATCAATGGAAAGTGATGTCTCCTCCAACACTCAAGGAGAAATCTGGCGTCACTATCAGGGAATGAAGTGTATTTACGAACAACTTCAAAAGACTGATCATTCTACTCAGTTCTTTCTTTCCGAATCTGAGGGTAAGGATCTCTATGATCCTGACTACAATATTCAAGCAGCACAACCGGTTGATCTTAATCTTGGCCTAGATAGTGGGAAGGATGTTATCACCTTCAGTTAGTCTTTGCCAATAGACAATAAACTAAATGGTTTTAAGCGCGACAGAAGTTGATACGATTCAGAGGACCCCATAAGGGGTCCTTTTTTATTGGATTCAAAATCTTAATATTTGAAAGTGCTTGACAATTGTAAAGAAAGTATATATAATGTGTAAAGTTTCGTAACAAACTAATGACCGTAACAACAAATGAGTTCGGGCAACAGAATATGTTTGCCAAAGAACCGCAAATGTATGTCTCTAAGACCGACGCTGAGCGTTATGGTTATGAGACATATGCGGAACGTGCAGAGAAACTGAATGGACGCACTGCCATGCTTGGTTTCGTTGCAGCAGTTATTTCTTATGCTACTACTGGTAGTATCTTTTTCTTTGGTGCCTTTGGCATCTGATGATTCCCTCACTTTTATCACTAA